AGGAACGGAGTAAAATCCCTACTACTTTGGAGTAACACAATGGCAAAAGTCACTTATCGTGGTGTCTCTTACGACACTGATACACGCAAAGCAACAAACACGGTGCAGGTTCAAGAAACCTATCGTGGAATTAAGTTCAAAAAAGAACTTGCTTCTGCTTAAGCAATAAAGGGGGTTTACATACCCCCTTTTTTAATGTATAATTTTAAAAAAGGTTATACTTATGGCACTACACATGCGTGAACAACTGATCAGAGCAGTACTTGCACATGCTACTGGTGAGATTGAAAAACATAAAGCAAACGTTAATGTATATCTAGAGCATCCTGCAGGTATTGGGGAGCACTCAGATATCACAGAAGCAATTCAGGAAGAGGTAGATAAAATTGCAAGATATCATGATCAGATAGAAGTGGTTAATAAGTATTTTAGAGCACCAAGTGATAAGTAATGAATAAGGGTAAACTAAAAGTTCTAGTAAGAGCTCTTAAAGAGATTGTAGAGGAGTTGGAATCGGAAGTCTATTCTGATATTGACTCCTATAAATATGAGAATTACGAACAGCAAGTCCCAACTACCGATTATGATGAGGTCTTTGAAGATGACGATGGTTAAATTAGTAAGTGCTACTCCTGATGCAGAACAGCATATGGGATATGTTGCTCGTGTTAGTAACCCTAAGAACCAAGACAATCCTAACGTATCTGGATTACTTAAGTATTGTATTAAGCACGGTCACTGGAGTGTCTTTGAGCAAGCATTCATGACGGTAGAGATCAATACTACTAGAGGACTTGCAGCACAGATACTAAGGCATAGATCATTCACATATCAAGAGTTCTCTCAGAGATATGCTGATAGTAGTATGTTGGGTGAGGTGATTCCTTTACCAGAACTACGTAGGCAGGATGATAAGAATCGTCAGAATAGTATTGATGACATAGATCCTCTTATGGTACAGGATTTCAATGCCAAGATGCAGAAACATTTTGTAGATGGAATGAAATTATATAAGGAGATGCTTGATGCTGGTGTTGCCAAAGAGTGTGCAAGGTTTGTACTTCCACTTGCTACACCTACAAGAATCTATATGACTGGTAGTGTACGTTCATGGATACACTACATTGAACTGCGTTCTGCACACGGAACACAGAAAGAACACATGCAGGTAGCAGAAGGAGTTCGTGGTATATTTACCGAACAGTTTCCTGTTGTCGCAGAAGCCCTTGATTGGGCTAAATAACTACCCCTATTATTTTCATATGGCAACATATCCTGTCGTTAACAGTAAAACTGGTGAGCAGAAAGAGGTCGCAATGAGTGTCCATGATTGGGATCAGTGGAAAGCTGATAATCCAGAATGGTCTAGAGATTTTTCTGATCCAAGCACATGTCCTGGTGTAGGAGAAGTCGGTGAGTGGAGGGATAAGTTGCATAATAAACATCCTGGATGGACTGAAGTTCTTAAGAAATCTGAAAAAGCAGGTGGTATTCAGGGTCGTTTAGCTAAGAGGGGGATCGTTTAGTATGCCAAGGAAAAAGAAATCAGCAGACACCCAACCAATAGGTGTTGGACTAACAGCTAAGCAGATGAAAAGAAAGAAACCGATAAACACAG